CTACTTATGGATCTGCGCAAGTGCTTCTTTCAGCTTGTCAAATCCGAACATTGCCGCATAAGCCACCATGAACGCGAGGACCACCGCGGCAAACACCATATACCACACCACAGCGATCCCCTTGATGGAACAATATGCAAAGAAAGCGCCGAGCGTCAGCACCAGCGAAACGATCATCGCCAGAGCATTCGTCGGCAGCTTGTCCCAGGTTACTTTCTTGAGCACCTGCACCACAATGTTCGTCAGCACCACCAGCACGCCAATGATGCTGATGATGACAGACCAGTTCAGTACACTCTCCATATTCTTTTCCTCCTGTTATCCCACTCTGTCTTCGGGCGGAGTAGAGTTTCCCTTGTCAGGCCATGAGTTGTTCTTGCTCAGGTTTTCAAACAGCGCCTTGAGACCGTAGATCAGCACCACGCCGATGATCTCCTTGAGCGCGACCTGTGACAAGGCCTCTGCGATCTGCTCCCGTCCGAGCAATGCAAGGATATAGCTGCACCATACCCATGCAAGTCCGTTGAGAATGCAGACCCACACGATAATCTTCATCGTGGTGACCTTGAACCCTGCTTTGGAAGAAGACGGGGGGTCCTTTTCAGGAACACCCCCATCCCCCTCCAAAATATCAGTGAACGGTTCTGCTTCTTTGCAGGCTTTCATTTTCTCGGAAAGGCCGATCCCCCACCCGCTCACAGCGCCGCCACCTCCTTCTTATCCTCATCCTGAAGGAAGTCTCGTTTCTTCAGCCGGACCTTATACACCTCTCGAATGTTCTCAATGGCAATTTCCGCGCGGCTGTTTGGATACTCAGGGTTCTTTTCGCAATAATGCTCGTACTTGTCGATATACCCAAGTACCTCTACGAATTCTTCCTTCGTATGACGGATCGGACGAAGCAGCTCATTGTTAAAGCGAAGGATCGCTGCCCGCCAGTCATCGGCCCGGCCTTGATCATCCGTTTTGATATGTGAGTCCAGCTTTTTCTCGATCTCGTCGAGGCGCTTTGAAATGTCAGCATTGATCGCCTTGCCAATGGCTTTGGCGAGTGCTGACCAGGGGTTGATTTTGACGGGGGCGATTTGCACCAGGGTCATAAGGATCAGGAGCAGACCGCCCCCGCCGGCTAAAATCTCTTGAATAGTCACATCTCAATCCTCCGGTGCGTTCATTCTGCCTTGAGCATGGCGATGAGCTCCTGATACTCGCTTTCGGTCAGCTTGCTGGCTGCGAAGAAAATGTCGATCTTTTCCTCAAGGCCGTTGGTCTGGCCGCGCTCGATCATGCGCTTCAGAGTGCGATACAGCATAGTCGTTTTCCTCCTTTCTCAATTATTCCGAGAGACCCAGCTCAAGCAGGATCAGTCGGTATTCGTGATCCACGCTCATCGCGTCCGTATCCTGGACGATGGAGTCTGTGTTTTTCTGAGCGCGGAACAACGCATCGTTACTGCGGTCGACCTCGTTGTCCTTACCCTTTGCAAGGTAGGTGTCGTAGTTCTCCCGCACGCTGGCAGCAAGTCCGGGCCAACTCTCGACCTCAACGCAGTATTCGTCATACTGGAACCCGTCAAGGCCTTCCTTGTCCTCGGCATCCTTAGCGATCTTGCACGCCTCCACATTCTGGTAGAGACGGACAAGACTTCGTTTGGTACCGGGGATCTCTTCCACAGTAAAGCTGCCGGGGTTGACCATTCCCTGTACTTTCATGAAAATCACTCCTTTTTATGCCGCCTGGTATGGCGGATATAATGCCTGAAGTCTTCTGCACTCCTTTCGGACGACTTTCTTCAGTGCAAACATCGTCTTGGGCTGATAGTGCCTGTCCAAAACCTGCTGATGATTGCATTTGCGAAGCTGTCCGAGCCGTGAGATCAGCCCTGAAGCCCTCTTGAACGAGATGACTCGGTTCCTGTCTCGCCGGTAGTAGTAAAGATGAAGCGATTGCTTGAGCCGGAATAGATTGTGCTTTCGCAAGATCGTGTAACCGTGCCCGAATCGGTATCCCAGAGCTGATGGTAAGCGCGGACGGCGGTGCCGCTGCTTTTTCTTCGGCAAAGCCTGATGCGCTCTTTCGACCTTGGGCGTAAACCCGACGCGGAAGATCTGCCAGTTACCTTTGATCTTCATTCCGATCTCGGCAAGCCACTTCTTGATATCCTCCAGCAGCTTCCTCAGCTTTCGCTTGTTGGAACCGAAGATCGTGAAGTTGTCCATCTGCCGCAGATAGTGTGATACGCCATACTGCTTTTGATGGATCATCAGATCTAAGGGCTGGAGTGTCAAATGGAGAAACCATGCGGAGAAGAATGCGCCGATGAGGACTCCGTATTCCATAATGGCGTCGCACAGCCAGAGCGTTTCGGTGTCCTTGAACACCCGCTTCAAGGCTTCAATGACATACGGCGGATCAAGCTCCTCAAAGCAGTGGTAGATGTCGCACTCACAGCAATACTTCGTGCCCTCCACATCGTTCTTCATCCACTTCTTCAATGCCTTGACGCCGTAGGAGTTCCCTCGTCCGGGGACGCTTGCGATGCAGTACCGGTCCATGCTCCGCATAATGTGCGGGATCATCGGCTGCACAACAGCGTGGTGAACATATTGGTCCGGCCACAAGAGCGGCTCGTTGATGTCTCTCCATTTGCCCTTGCCACTGTCCGCGTTGCGGTCCCAGCGCCGTCGCTTGAGGGGCGGGTGCATGTGCTCGTCTCCGTCGACCAGACCTTGGATGAATGCTCGGAGCTTCTCCACATATTCATCCATATTATTTTCGATCTCAATGACCTTTTTGTTCAGGCTGTGATTGCCGTTTCGCCGATGGCCGGCGTTCACTTCCTGAATTGCCAGACGAAGGTTTTCGTCCGATATGATCTCTTTGTAAACTCGAACTCGTTTCATCAGGGATGTTTTTCCTCCTTGTAGCCTCACAACCGTTCCAGCGCCGCGGGGTGTTCCAAGGCGAGACCTGGCCCGAAGTGTACTAAGCTGTGTCCTGTCGGCTTTTCTTCAGCAAGTGCTGTGCGGTCAACCGTGCGATATAGAAAGGGTGAGGAACCCCTACTACCAAATGGAGGGTTAGCCTGTGGCTTAGCAAGGATGCGACAGCCGATGTTGTCGTTCGAGTTCGACGTTCTGTTGTAGTTGACGTAGAACGGACCGTGATTCTGGTTCTGGTTATAGTTACCGCCATGGTACAGGCACGGGTTACTACCGTTGAAGTTCCAGTTATCCGGGACCATCGTCTGCTGCACAGTTGACCCCAAATGTAAAATTATTGTTTTCTTAAAAATATCAGTGAAATGCAAGGGGAAGGGGCTGCGGCCCCCTCACCCCTGCACCCCTACCTCTTCAGGGGAACAGTCACGCCGCCTTTGGCGGGCGTTCCTGGAGGCGACAGCCGATGCTGCCGTTCGAGTCCGACGAACTGTAGTAGCTGACGCAGAACGGACCGTGATTCTGGTACTGGCTATAGCTACCGCCAAGGCACAGGCACGGGTAACTACCGCTGAAGTTCCAGCCATCCGGGACATAGGTCGTTTGACTGCCGTTTGCCGCGCTCGGGAACAGTGCCCATTCAAGACCGCTTGCTGTCGGAATGGTGAAGTCGGACGGATAGCCCGAAGAGGGCATACCGACCAGCGTGCCATTCGCGCTGTCGCTGAAGTTGTTGGGATTGCTGATGACATTCAGGCCGTTATTGTTGTAATAGCAGCCGTCCATCCAGTCATAAACATTGTCCCACCAGCCCTCAATGTTGCGATACTGCGTGAAGCCGTAGCTGTCGCGGCTTGCTGCGGTCGTACCGGTGTGATAGCCCATCGCGTCGGTCTGACCGTTGTTCATCTTGGAACCACTCGTAGAGCAGCCTCTACCGATGCGCTCGCCGTTCCAGTCGGCAAACTCCACGAGGAACAGCATGTTCACATACCAGAACTGAGCGAAATCCATCTGCCAGAAGTTGCTGCCGAGATTGTGGATGCCGGTTCTCGCCTGGCTTCTCGTGATGTTTACCTGCTGAGCGGCGCCCGTGGTGGACTTATAACCGCTGGCGCAGTGATAACGGCCGATGTAGGAGTAGTCCAGCTCGCCAAGGCCGTCTCCGCGATCCCGGTTCACAGGGTCAACGGAGAAGCCCTCGACATAACCGTCCGCGATCTGGAGCTTCAGCTTCTTGCCGGTCTTTGTCCACTTGAACCAATACTTCGGCTCTTTGACTTCAACGCCGCCGCTGCGGGTCTCCTTCACCATGCCGGACCACGGCATCAGGTTGTCGAATGGAGAAGAACCTCCGCCGTTGTTTACTGCGGGGTTCGGTTCAGCAAAGCCGGCCGCCGCGTCCGTGCGCTTGCCTCTGGTTGAGCCGCCGCTTGTCCAATCCCACTCAACGCCGTAGATCGTGACGAAAGCGGCCGTCACATTGACCGTCGTATCAGAAGCCGCCTTGTAGTTCGTGCCCTCGGCGACCTTGACTGTGATTTTGGCCGTGCCGGTCGTATCGTTCACGCTCTCCACCGTCACAAGCCCGCTGGACTGATTGATGGATTTGATCTTCGCGACGCTCGTGTTGTTCGAGGTGGCTGTGATCGTACCGTTGCCCTTGCGGTTCACCGTAAAGGTGGCGGTCTTGGCACTGCTCTTCAGCACGATGGAGCTCGGCGAATTGGTCACGCTGTTCGCGGCCTTACCGATCGTCCACGAGGCCGTCTTGCCGCCAGTGCTGCCGTCGGACCACTTGTAGTTGGAGGTCGGCGTAAAGGTGGCGCTGTAAGTGCCTGCGTTGGTAGCAGCCGTCACAGAGACGGTCATCTTTGCCGAGTCATAGGCGGTATTCCACGAAGGAGTCTTCGGGTTTCCGTCATAGACAAGCGTGCCGTTCTGGGCAGGGACCGCCGCGATGGTAGCTCTGCCGATGGTCCACTTGATGGTCTTTGCCGCGGTCGTACCGTCCGTCCACATACCCTTCTTCAAGGTAAAGGTCGCCATGTACTCGCCGGCATTCGTCTTGGCAGATACGCTCACAGAGGAGTTCTCATTGTCGAAATTCTGCCACTTCGGCGTCTGGGCGCTGCCGTTGTAGGTCAGCGTACCACTCTGCGAAGGAATGGAAACGAGAACCGAGATGATCGTCCACTTCACTTCCTTGGCGCCTGTGCTGCCGTCGGACCACTTGTAGTTGGAAGTCGGCGTAAAGGTCGCCGTGTACTCACCGGCAGCCGTACCAGAGGTATCGCCGCCAATGGTCATCTTGTTGGTGTCATAGCCGTTCCAGCTCGGTGTCTTGCTCGTGCCGTTGGCAACAAGCGTTCCTGTCTGCGTCGGAAGAGCCGAGATGACAGCGCGGTCGATCGTCCACTTTACGCGGGCCTCATCCGTGCCGTCCGGGAACAGATAGCCGTAGGACAGCTTGAAGATCGCCGTGTAACTTCCTGCGTCAGAAGCGCTCGTCACGCCGGAGATCTCCATTTTGAGTGGATCGTAGCCGTTCCAGCTCGGCGTCTTGTCCGAACCGTTGTAGGTCGGGATGTTCGTCTGCGTCGGAACGGCAATGGTTTTGCCCTGCACCGTAACGACAAGGTCTGTGCTCTTCGTCACACCCTCGTAGGTGTATTCAAGCTTCATGACCTGGCGCCCCAGCGTAGAGAAGTTCGTCGTCGGATAGGTGTAATCCAGTACCGCCGCCGTGCTCCCGTCCGAGAAGGTCGCTGTCACGACCATGCCCGTCGGATCAAGGCTCTCCTGATACTGGTAGACCGTCTTGGCTGGCTGCATGGTGATGGCGATGCCGACAAGCACCTTTTTCACCGTCACGGCAACCGTCGCGGTCTTCGTGATGCGACCCTCGGTGTAGGTGATGACAACTTCGCTCACCCCGTCCGTAAGAACGGAGGGAGAGACGGTGTAACCCGTCACATTTGCCATCAGACCTTCGCCGTAGTTTGCCACAACGACCATGCCGGTGGGGTCGAAAGTTTCACCGGACTTATAGACCGTTTTGTTGGGCGGGGTGGCGATAGTCAGACTTTCCATCTTCGGAGAGCCGCTGCCACCGCCGCCGGAAAGGTTGAATACCTTGCCAACATTACTCATCTGTTCCGACCTCCAGTCGAATGATAAAGACGGACAAGTCAACGGTCGGCGTCGTATCGCACCGGAAAGTCATCTGCCCGCTTGTGGTTACATTGTCTGCGCTCACGCCATAATTGTCGTACACATTACGGGTACCGGCGTCTGCGCCTACAAGATAAATATAGTTGCTGTCAGCTAAGAGGGAAGCATGTGCAACAGTCTGCTCTCCGCCGTTCCAATTCGCGGCCGGCAGAGTAACAGAGATGCCGATATGCTGAAGATCCTCCAGTCCGGCGGCAACAAGCTCCGCCAATTCAGCTACCTGCTTGGCGGAATCCCTCTTCCCCGCAAGTGCCAGCTTTTTGAGCTGGTCAAACGTGGAAAGCTTATGCTCTGCCATGTGTTGTTACCTTCCTTTCAAAAGGTGGAACGGGGGACAGGAAGTCCCATCCCCCGCTCACATATGCTGGATCAGACGGTAGCCTGAGCACCGAAGACTTCGGTCAGCATGGCGTCGACTTCCTCGTCGGTAGCCATCACGATGTCGGTCTTCTTGACAAAGGTTTCGTCGACCTGGGTCTTGGTGTAGTAAGACTCAAGGGCGGTGCTGATCGCGGCAGTCACCTCAGTCGTCTTGGCGTAATCGCCGATGCTCAGGGCATTGATCGCCTCGGTGATGTAGGCGACAACGGTGGTAGAGGTCGCACCCTCGGGCAGCGTGCCGACAAGAGTCTTCAGGTCGGCGATAGCGGTCTTGTTCTCGCTGATGCCGCCGGCCATCTTGGTCGCCTCAGGGCCGTGCTTGGCAACCCAGTCGATCAGCTCCTTGTAGCTGTTGACCACATTGTCGTCGGTCACATCAGTGGCGAACTTGTTGATAGCAGCGTCGATCATCTTGCTGATGGAGCCTTCGCCGTTGCCGGTCAGGGTATCCAGGTCAGCCTGCTTCGCCTTGGCGTCGATGATGGCCTTCAGAGCGGCAGCCAGATCGCTCTCAGCAACCTCGGACTTGTAGGCCAGAGCCGCCAGACCGTGAACGGGAATATCAACGCCGTTGGCGGAGATGGTGCCGTTGGTCTTGCCCTCGGCGATGAGGATGTCGGCGATCTTATCGTCCAGGGCCAGCAGAGTGCCGTTGACCTTGATGCCTTCCAGCTTGTTAGGCTCGCCGCCGGCAGTCACCAGGTCATTGACCTTAGTTGTCAGGCCGGCAACCTTAGCGTCGACAAGGCCGATCTCGCTCTTAGTGCGCAGCGCCAGTTTCTTGAGCTGATCAATAGTAGTGTGCTTAGTAGTAGATATATTGCATGTCCCCCTTAAATATATTTGTTCACGGCTGTTCGCCGAAAACATCATTGAGTAGGTCATCCACTTCTTTGTCAGAAGCGGTGTTGTCGGGTGTGCTTCCGCCCGGGTCGCTCGAAGCAAAGGCGTCGTTCAGCATATCGTCGACCTCTTTATCCGAGGCCGTTCCGGAAATGCTCTTCTGAATCTCAACGATCACCTCGGTCAGCGTCTTGTTGCCAAAACCCGCCGTCGATGGGTCACCGATGATTCCCATGATCTGCTTGTATGCTGATCTCATTCGCAACATTGATGTCGTCATTGAGCGTTTCCGATGACTGAAGACGCCTGGTGTTACGGGTCAAGTCTCCGAAGTACATCCGCTCCGTGATCTTTTCCACATATACACCAGGCGCCGTTTCCACCGTTTCAGCATAGCCTACCGGTCCGTAAAATTTTGCCATTTTGAATTTTCTCCCTTAGGTGCCGTCGTGACCGGTATCCTCGGTCTGGCCGGAAGAGGCCTTCACGGGCTCTTCCAGTGCGATAGCAGACCACAGTCTGGTCAGCGCGCCGGACAGACGAGTCTCAATCAGGTACTTCTCCTGGTTGAAGTCGATGTCGAACTGGTTGAAGCGGGTGATCTCGCCGCCCTTGGTAGAGCCGACGGTGTAGTCGCTCAGGTTGACGAAGATACCCAGCAGGTTATGCTTCTTGCCGGTCTTGTCGGTGCGGGCCAGACCCTCGAACTGCTCAGCAGTGTGCAGCTCATTGATGTTCAGCGCAGCAGCCAGATCAGCCTTGGAGTTGTAGATGCGGCGACCATTGGTGTCGCGGGCCAGCAGCATCACATTCACCAGATGCGGCGTGCAGAAGAAGTCGGGAGTGCCGGTGCCCTTGAACTTCTCGCGGGAGTAAAGGGCAGCCGTGATGATCGCCTCGGCGTAGATGTAGTTCTCGCCGAAACGGGAAGCGGTGCCGGTACCCTGAAGCTCGTTGCGGGCAGCCTCGATGTCCACATCATAGTGGATGGTGTAGAGATCGTCGTCATTCCAGATAGAACGGACATGCTCCTCAGAGATCTTGTGCTCATCAGCCTCATCGCGACCGTCACCGATCAGGATAGCGGTAGCGACCTCTTCCAGCAGAGTCTGACGCATCACACCGTACTGGTACTCGACCACATCGAAATCAGTGATGTCGATGATGTCATCGCGGTGCATGGAGTCAGTGATGTAGATGGTCTGCGGATCGGTGGTGCGCTTCATCAGCTTCATGTTGCCGGAAGGAACCTTCTTCTTGCCCTTCTGGTAACCATGCGCGCGGATGTCATCACCACGGGCATCCATGTTGCGGGTGCGGATACGGCTGATGGGGCTCTTGTGGACCTTGTTCATGACCACATTGACCCAACCCTGGTCACGGGTGATGAGCTCAGGAGCGCCGGTGCGCAGATCCTTATACTCGGGGAACAGGGCCTCGATATCGTCGATACCGTGCTTCAGAGTATCGTTATGCTGCTCGGCGTAGAGCTTCATAGCCCCCTGAAGAGTGCCGACGCTCTTGAGCTTGGCGCTGGCGATGATCTCGGTCTGAGCGGAATGGCTCAGGGTGGTCGCCTGATTGTCCTCAGGCTTCTCGAAAACATTGTGTTTCATAGTCTTATCTCCTCCTTCGGATTTGTCAGAATGTTCGATGTGGCCGTCGTCCTTCTTCTCTTCGCCATCATCGTCGTCAGAATCGCTGTGGGCCATGGCATTTGCGAGCAGAGCAACCACAACGGTCTTCTGCTTTTCGGTCAGGCTGTTGATGACATCTTCAATGGTATCGCCGTCTCCGGTGTCTTTCTTGTCGCCATCAGCGGACTTCTTGCCGTCATCGGCAGAGCCATCAGCTTTGCCTTCATCTGCATGGGCGAGCGTGATAGGTTCGTTGGCACAGAAGATGACTTCCTGCTCAGCGCCCTCTCCATGAGCAAGATCGACAAAGTCGATGAATGCTCCGGGATTTGCACCGGCAACCACAAGGCTCAGCTCCTTGATGTCACCATGCATTACATTTCCGCCCTGCTGCTTCAGGCCGTTGGCATAGATAGACAGGGAATCCACATCTCCATGCTGCACGATCAGCTTAGCAGCCTTACCGGCAGCAGTTTCGTTGAATGTGCAGTAAGCGTAAACGCCATCCTCGCGGTTTTCCAGCAGCGCATGGCCCAGAATATTGGTCGGGTCGTCATGCTGGTGATTCCATACGAGGGGGACGGTCTTTCCGTCGCAATGCGCAAACGCATCACGGCGAATGGTGCGGCCATCACTGCACACAAGGTCATTGCGCGTCGCCCAGCCGCTGAAGTCGTACTTAAGTTTCTTCTCCATTTTGATTGTTGTCCTCCTTCGGTGTTGATGCCGGCGTGCTTTCCGCCGGTGCGCTCAGATTGCTGTTGCGCAGCTCGTCCGCCTTTGGGTCGGAAGAAGGCTTCATGCCGATCTTCTGCCGGATCTCATTCGAGGTCATGACCTCGTTGCGGGTGAACTTGTCAGTCATCTCAGCGATCTTATCGACAGGCACCAGCTTGAAGGGATCTCGGAAGAACAGGATGGACTGCTTTTGCGACCGAGCAGTTTTGGTGAGGAATTTCCTCTTGATCTCATCAACAATGGCAGAGAGGATTGGCTCAACGATTCGAGTCAGGTAGTTCTGCATCGTCTTGTCGTCGGCAGAACCATCCAGAATGCCCTGGGTCAAACCTAACTGGCTGTAAAGCATACTCGTTAAGTATTCGATCTGGGACATCAGGTTGTTCTCGACGGGGCGATTCAGTTGGACCACATGCTCAGTTCCGTCAGTGTATGCAACACCGTATTTGGAGCTGGCTAACTGGTTCTCGATATCTTGTCGGCGCAATTCCGCCTGTTGACGACGTGCTTCTGTCTTGATGACATACGGCAACTGAATGATGAGGTTCAGCTTTCCGGAACTGTTCTGCTCGTCAATGGCGTCCAGCAGGTTCAACTTTCGGATAAGCCGCTGCATCGTAGAGTTCGGTTCATTCATGACAGCATAGAAAGGATTCTCCACAATGCCGACGGTACTCTTGGGGACAAGAATATCCTCTTTCTCACCGCGCTGGTCATTGTAGACGCGAACCTTTACATGCTGCGGGAACCATTCAAGAATCTTGCCGGTCCGCATCGTCTCGATATCAATGCCGCCGGTTTTCTCAGGATCAAAGTTTGTATCAACAGGGATGATAGCAACGCAGCCCTCGTCCAGCATCGACATAACAATGTCCTGCATAAAGGCCCTTCCGGTCTGGTCAACATTGGCTTCTACCGTTAAACAGTTATTAAGCCCACTCTCGATGACCTCCTTGAATCGGTCGCTGCCATCCAGTCGCACATGCTGAACGGTCATAGATGAGACATCCAGCGCAATACGGTTATATACCGAGGTAATGATCGAACGCTCATTTCCACGGCTGAAGAGTGGACGGTCGGGGCGATAACCGTAACTCGGCCCAATCGACATCCGAGAAACATAAGAATCTCGGTTCATGAATGTATTCCATGCGTGCTTTAGCCGCGTGGCAACTGTCATTTCCATTCGGAACTCATCACCTCCTTCATGGCATAAAAAAATTCCGCAGACCGTTCAAAGTCTGCGGAGCATGGTAAATGATTTAATTATCTAAACTGCTTGAAGATTTGCGTAGAAAGCTCCGTTTCAGTATAGACAAATAGAACTCTCGTTTCAATCTTCTTTCAGCTTGACTGGTATGCTTTGCTTCTGGGTGTCGCTTGAAGTAATCGGAAATAAACTCTTCCAAAAGCATATTTGTAGACTTAAATTTGATTGCGGACTTAAGCTGTTGTTTATCAAACCTTTGCTCTTTCATCATTAGGCCTCCAGAAATTTAGCTGTGCTTTACCCATCGCCGAAGAAGATCGAGATTTAGGTCCTTATCATCAAGTCGGCATGATGTAGCGGTACTAAGTCCGTCGAACATGTTGGCAATTTCAGAAAACTTATCGGGCGTCTCATATACCTTATGGGTCTGGAAATCAAAAATAACAGGCTTGTTATTGATGACTTCCCAAGCAAGACTATGACCGCCATTATGCCCCTTCCACGTTACGGATAACTCGCCTCTTGCAGAATTAGGCATTTTGCTCAATGCGTCATACACATCCCCGATGGCATTTTTCTTAGAAAGATGTATGTCCTCTGAAAAACCACCAGTAAGCCTTTTTATAAAGTTATTAGCGGCATAGATGGAAGAATCATGAGTATATGCATTCCAAGCTTCCTTGTACTCTTTTTTCGTGAATCGTGGCACAAACAGCATTTGGTTCATTCCGTTTGCATCCTGACCCGTTCCAATAAGAGTTTTAGTCGCCTGCACATCATAGCCACGCCTTGAAAGTTCATAGGCAAAAGTACACCGCCTACAATTCATGAAACTTCCGAGAGAATTGCCATACTCAGGGTTAATGCGATTAAGGAACCTCTCTTTTACTTGTGATACGCTCATCTCACCTGTAAAAGAATCGTTTCTTGAAAAGCTTTTATAGTCAGCACCAAGGCTCAACTCTTTTGCTTTTTCGCAGAGTCTATTCAATTCACCACTATCTGCAAGCTTAAAACCAGCATAAGCGACCAATGCGGCTCCTGTGGCAATCGCAACAGTTTTGCAATATTTCTTCTGCTTTTCAGTCAAATGAAACTTTTGGTTCTCGTGGTTATCACTTGAATCGGAGCTGTTTTGTTCATTGTATCGCTCTTTCCCAGCCTTTGTCAAGCTACCGTCCGCATTCTGGAAACGGCGAACGCCCCACTTCTGGCCTTTGATGCCATGGTGAGCGATAAAAGTTTGCGGGTCAGGCTTGTCAAGGTATTCCATGACATCCTCCTCTCTTATTCAAATGCTTCCGGATTCCGCTTGTAAGCGATATAGGCATCCATCATAGCCGACACAGCGTCGATCTTCTGCTCATACCGCTTCTTCATCAGCTTCCGGTTTCCATTGGTATCTTCTATGGCGATGCAGTTACCCATATCGGTCGTCGACCACGAGCCGGTACATCCACTCGAAATATGGATCATTAAGCTCGCTTTTGGTCAAGGTCAGACCTCCTCGTCATTATTCGGAGGAAAGTTTTTCTTCTTGAAGTCGCTGAAATCACGCAGATCCTTGAGAATCTGATAGTCACAGCGCTTTGCATCACTCCTTACGAACACCGAATCGTCTTCGTATTCGCCGAAGTGGTCCAGCCCATCGCCGATGATTTCCTCCACATCATCAACGATTTCACCGCACTCATCAGCCAAGACGCCATCAGCGAAGTAGGTCAGGCTAACTTTCGTATAGTCTTCAAGTTCTCCGAATTCATCAGGAGAGATGACATACGGAACTTCACCGGGTGTTCCCGATGACTTCTCGTCGATTGTTCTGGAGTAGTCCTTATAACCGGCCTCCTGCAAACGCTGAGTGTACTCGGTGATGCTACCCTTATCCACGTGCTTGGCAGCATTTACAACCGAGACAGTTTTTTCTTCCGTTGTCGGTTTCTCGCGCTTGGCATATGCTGCTTTGACCGAGGCAATCTCTTCCTCGGCGAGTTTTGCGTACTTATCCTTCAGATAGTACCAGGCGCCTGCTGCGCCGATAGTAAGACCTGCCACAAAGGCAAAGCCGGTAGATGCTTTACTCAT